GCATCGAGTCGGTCGGGCGAGGCACTGCCCGTGGCGCCGGCGTAGACGCACATTTGATCCTCGAGCGCCGGGAACGAGCCGAGGTGATGCACCCGGCCCTGCTCGTAGAGCGCGGCGACGGGCTCCGCGCGCAGCATCTTGCCGCGCGAGGCGTGCACCGGCTTGTAGGGGACCGACGCATCCAGCATCCGGATCGTCGCTTCAACCATCTCGCCGCCATTATTGACCTCGGCGACGATGCGGTCGGCGCGATGCGCATGGAACGACGCGATCGCCCGCGCCGCCCATTCATGCGGTCTGAGCCGCCCCGAGCGGTCGTCGAGCACATAGCCGCGCCCGTCCTCGCCCAGCCCCGCGACCACGATCCCGGTTTCGTCGGCGCCGTCCCCGCTCGAGGCTGCGGGATCGATGGCGACGACGACGCGGCGCAGCGCCGGCGCCGCCGCGACCCGTGCGCGCTCGATCGACTCCCGCGTCCACAGCGCGCCTGGTACGTCCTCGAGCAGCTCGGCCTCGAGCTCCTGCCGGCCGAGCCGCGTGCCTTCGTATTGCGCGAGGATGGCTTTCAGGAAAGCGGGCGCGAGGTTGTCGGCGTTGTCCTTCGTACTGCCGCGTGTCACCACGCAATCGGGCGTCGCCAGCAGCGCGCGGATCAAGGGCACCGGCTTGGGCGTCGTCGTGGCGACCACGCGCGGATTCGCGCCAAGCCGCAACCCCATCATCAGCATGTCCCAGGCCATGGGATAGCGCCACGCCGCAAGCTCATCGCACCAGGCGAGATCGAATTGCGGCCCGCGCAAGCGCTCGGGCTCGTCGGCCGAGAAGAGCGTCGCGATCGCGCCATTAGGCCAGGTAAGGCGGCGCTTGGAAGGCTCGTAGAGCGGACGCGCTTTCGCTGGCGAGATGGCCAAGAGCCCGCTTTCACCCTCGACCATGACGTCGCGCGCATCGGCCGCGGTGGGCGCAACGAGCGCGACCCGCTTCGCCCCGCCGCGCGTCACCTCTTCGCGCACGAATTCGGCGCCGCTGCGCGTCTTGCCGAAACCGCGCCCGGCGAGCAGGAGCCAGATCCGCCATGGGCCTTCGGGCGGCAATTGCGACGGCCGCGCCCAGGCGCGCCAGTCGTAACAGAGCTCGAGCGCGGCCGCGCGCTCCATGCCGGCGATTTGCGCCTCGCATTGAATCTCGCCAAGACGTGCAAACGCGGCGATCGCCGGCTCGTCCATCGCCGCCCCGCGCGCTTTGGCCGATCGAGAAAACAGCAGGGCCGCCCGAAGGCGGCCCTGAGAAATCCCGGCGTCTCGCACCGGGCGAAATATCAGTATGCACGTTTTATAGCATATCGATCCGGATTGGTCAAGAACAAAATAAGAACATGGCGGAATTCCGCCATTCCAGACTCGGCGTGAATGCGCAGCAGTGTCGATTTCCCCGCGCCGCCCGCCACAACTATTGAGATTCAGAGGCTTACGCGGCTTTGACGCCGGAGAGGAAGGTGTCGACCTCGCGCGAGAGGGTCTGTGCCTGCTGCGCGAGGCCGCCGGCCGCGCCCAGAACCTCGCCCGCCGCCGAGCCGGTCGCCGCCGAGGCTTCCTTCACCCGCACGATGTTGCTCGCGACCTCCTGCGTGCCCTGCGCGGCTTGCTGCACGTTGCGCGCGATCTCCTTGGTCGCCGAGCCCTGCTGCTCCACTGCTGCCGCGATCGCCGTCGCGATCTCGGCGATCTCGCCGATCGTCTGGGCGATGCCGCGGATCGCCTCGACCGCCTGCTTCGTGCTCTGCTGGATCTCGCCGATCTGGCCGGAGATCTCGTCGGTCGCCTTGGCTGTCTGGTTGGCGAGCGCCTTCACCTCCGAGGCCACCACCGCGAAGCCCTTGCCCGCCTCGCCCGCCCGCGCCGCCTCGATCGTCGCGTTCAAGGCGAGGAGATTGGTCTGGCTCGCGATGCTCTGGATCAGCGTCACCACCTCGCCAATCTTCTGCGCTCCCACCGCCAGCTCCCGCACCGTCGCATCCGTGTGCTTGGCGTCCTCGACCGCCTTCATCGCGATCTTCGAGGATTGCGCCACCTGACGCCCGATCTCCTGGATCGAGGAGGTCAGCTCCTCCGACGCGGTCGCCACCGTCTCGACATTGGCCGAGGCCTGCTCCGTCGCCGAGGCCACCGTCAGCGATTGCTTGCTCGTCTCGTCCGCCGTCGCCGTCATCGACCGCGCGCTCGCCTCCATCTCCGTCGCCGCAGAGGAGAGATTCGTCACGAGCTCGCGCACCTTGGCTTCGAAATTTTTCGTCAGCTTATCCAGAGCCTGTGCGCGCTTTTCCCGGCCTTCGCGCTCAGCCGCTTGTGCTTCAGTAAGGCGGTCGGATTCGATCATGCTGTCTTTGAAGACTTGGACCGCGCCCGCCATCGCGCCGATCTCGTCCTTGCGGCCGAGGCCGACGATCTCGGTCTTGAGATCATGCCCCGCGAGCCGCTTCATCGCCTCGGTCATCGCGGTGATGGGTTTGGAAACGCCGGAAACGATCAGATACGCCATTGCAATGCATAACAACACCACCGCGGCCAGAACGGCAAAAATCCAGATACGCGCCGATTGATAGGCATCGGCGCCGCGCTGCGCCGCCGCATCCGCGCCCTTGCGGTTGTATTCGGTGTCGGCGTTGATCGCGTCACGCAGCTTGTTGACGATCGCCAGGCTTTCGTCGCCATTGAAATTGGCGGCGGCATTGGGATCGCCCTTTTTCAGTGCGGCTTGGGTCTTGTCCCAAAACGCCGCATAGGCGTCCCACTGCGTTTCGATGGCGGATGCGAGGCTCTGTTCTTCGGGCGAGGAGATAAGCGATTGATATTCGCGCCACGCCTTGTCGCGCGCGTCAAGCGTCGCCTTCAGGACCTGCGCGGCTTTGTCATTGTTCGCACCGCCATTGCTGTTGACGATATTGTTTTCGATCGCCTTCGCGCGCTCGACGAAAATGGCGACCTGCCCCAGCGCACGCACCGAAGGCAGCCAATCGGCGCGAATGGTTTCGGCGGTGGCGTTGACCGTGGCGAGCCGGTTGACGGCGAAGAGGCCGAGGCAAAGGCATAAAGCGAGCACGAAGGCGAAGGCGCCAACCACCTTCGAGCGGACCGAACAATTAAGGACAAACGCCACTTCAGAAATCCTTCCTCTGCCCGGAACTCGCCGTGGCGAGAGAATAGGAAGGGGCCCTTAAAGAGGGTTTAAACTCAACGATTGCGGGATTGCCCCATGCGCCGAGCGCATGCGACATAACGTCTCTCGCGCCGCGGCGGCCACGGCCTCGCTATCAATCCCCGCGCTTTTTGACGAGACGCAACAGGCGCTCGCGTAGCACCTCGCGCGGATCGCGGCCGTCGATCGACGGCTCATCGGACGCCGCGTGAGCTTGCGGCGAAAAGAGACCGAGGTGACGCGCCAGCGCGTCGAGCGCGGCTTTCTTGTCATGAAGCCGAAGCCGACCGCCTTTGCCGTTGGCGCCCGGCGGCTCGATCGCGGCGATCGCGCCTGCCGCCCAATCGTCCAAGCTTTCCTTGGGTCGCAAAGTGACGCCATTCGGGCCCCAATCGAGGAAATGGCGCAGATCGGCGAAAGCGATGCGCGCATATTCCTCGATCACGCGATCGGCGGTAACGCATCTTTGCTGCCGGCGGGCGGCAAGCATGCGCTCGATCGCCGCGGCGATGGCGGGCTTGCGCAGCAAGCGCGTTGCGATCTCTTGCGCTTTTGCGGACGGGTAGCCGGCGCGGATCGCCGCCGCCTTCGGGTCGAGATCGACTGGATATTCCGCCAGAAACCGCTGCTCGCGCGCGGTGAACTCCGCGGCTTGGTCCGGATTTTCGGTCATTGTCATTACTCCGGATGAGCCGGCTCACGCTCGCGCCGTGCTGCGCTCGGGCTCGATCAGATTCAATCCGAGAATACGGGCGAGGCAGGCCAGCGCCTTGCGCTCCTCTTCCGCCGCGCCGCGCGGACGGCGATGCGCCAATCCTTCGATATAGGCGAGGGCGGCGGCGGTGTCGTCTTTGGTTTCGGAAAATTGCGCGAGATAGTCGCCGACTGAATCGAGATCGGCGAAAAGCTGCAGATCGACGAAGGCAACGCGGACATATTCCTCGATGATGCGCTCGGCGGTAATGCCGGTGCGGGCGGCGCGCTCGGCCATGGCGGTGCGAATGGCCGCGGCAATCTCCGGCCGCCGCAACAGCCGCGCTCCAGTCTTGCCCGCGTGTCGCGGCGCGTAGCCGGCACGGATCGCAGCGGCCTTGGGGTCGAGATCGATCAGATATTCGAGCACGAAAAAATGCTGTCGTAGAAGCATGATGGTCCTTTCATGAAAAGAACCCGGCGAAGAGCCGGGTCGGGCTTGGCCTCGAGATCGGCCGAAATGCAAAAAGCCCGGCGCGGGCCGGGCTTTTGGG